TTATAACAGGTTCTTTAGTTGATATAGCATTTCGATAGCTTGACGCGGGGTCATGTCGTCCAGTTGCAGCTTGCCCAGCTTCTCGATGGCTGGATGCGGCAGGCTGGCAAACAAGTCGCTCTGGTGCGGCACTTGCGGCGCGTCCTTGGCCTTGTGGGCCGCTGGCTGCTCATGGGGCAGGCTGGTGGTTTCCAGCCGGCCAAGGTGCTCGCGGGCACGCTGGATCACTGCCGTCGGTACGCCGGCCAACTGCGCAACGGCCAGGCCGTAGCTTTGGCTGGCAGGGCCGGGTAGCACGTGGTGCAGGAACACGATGCGTTCATTGTGCTCGGTGGCGTTCAGGTGCACGTTGGCCACCAGCGGCTCGCTCTCCGGCAGCACGGTCAGTTCGAAGTAGTGGGTGGCGAACAAGGTGTAGGCACGCAGCTGGGCCAGGCGCTCAGCGGCAGCCCAGGCCAGCGACAGGCCGTCGAAGGTGCTGGTACCGCGGCCCACTTCGTCCATCAGCACCAGGCTGCGGTCGGTGGCATTGTGCAGGATGTTGGCGGTTTCGCTCATCTCCACCATGAAGGTCGAGCGCCCGCCGGCCAGGTCGTCACTGGAGCCGATGCGGGTGAAGATGCGGTCGACCAGCGACAACTCGCAACTCGCCGCAGGGACGAAGCTGCCGATGTGCGCCAGCAGCACGATCAGGGCGGTCTGGCGCATGTAGGTCGACTTACCGCCCATGTTCGGGCCGGTGATGATCAGCATGCGCGTACTGTTGTCCAGGCCCAGGTCGTTGGCCACGAACGGCGTGGTCAGCACCTGCTCCACCACCGGGTGGCGGCCCTGCTCGATGCGCAGGCAAGGCTCGTCGACGAAGCGTGGGCAGTTCAGGTCGAGGTTCAGTGCGCGCTCGGCCAAGTTGCTGAGCACGTCCAGTTCGGCCAGGGCGGCTGCGCTGTCCTGCAGTGGCGCCAGGTGGCTGATCAGGGTTTCCAGCAGTGCGTCGTAGAGCATCTTCTCGCGGGCCAGGGCGCGGCTCTTGGCCGACAATGCCTTGTCCTCGAACGCCTTCAGCTCCGGGGTGATGAAGCGCTCGGCGCCTTTGAGGGTCTGGCGGCGGATGTAGTCGCCCGGGGCCTGCTCGGCCTGCTTGGTCGGCAGTTCGATGAAGTAGCCGTGCACGCGGTTGTAGCCGACCTTGAGGTTGGCCAGGCCGGTGCGAGCCTTTTCACGGGCTTCCAGGTCGATCAGGAACTGGCCGGCGTTCTCGCTGATTGCCAGCAGCTCGTCCAGTTCGTTGTCATAGCCGGCTTTCAGTACGCCGCCGTCGCGGATCACCGCCGGCGGGTTGTCGATGATCGCCCGCTCCAACAGGCTGGCCAGCTCCGGATAGGTACCGGTAATGGCCGCCAGGCGCGCCAGGTGCGGCGCTTCGAGCTCGGTCATGGCGTTCTGCAGCTCTGGCAACGCGCCCAGCGCATCGCGCAGGCGTGCCAGGTCGCGCGGGCGGGCATTGCGCAGGCCAATCCGGGCGAGGATCCGCTCGATATCGCCAATTTCCTTCAACTGCGGCTGCAGCTTCTCGAAGCGGTAGCTGTCGAGCAGGCAGCGGATCGAGTCCTGGCGTGCTTGCAGCACCTTGAGGTCGCGCAGCGGGCGGTTCAGCCAGCGGCTCAGCAGGCGGCTGGCCATGGCGGTCTGGCAGCGGTCGATCACCGATTGCAGGGTGTTGTCGCGCCCGCCGGCCAGGTTGATGTCCAGCTCCAGGTTGCGGCGGCTGGCCCCATCGAGGATGACTGTATCGTCCAGACGCTCGTGGCGCAGGCTGCGCAGGTGCGGCAGGGCGGTGCGCTGGGTTTCCTTGGCATAGGTCAGCAGGCAGCCGGCGGCGCCGATGGCCAGGGTCAGCTTGTCGCAGCCGAAGCCCTTGAGGTCCTTGGTCGCGAACTGCTGGCACAGGGCCTTGCGTGCCGAGTCTCGGTCGAAGTCCCAGGGGGCGCGGCGGCGGGCGCCTGGGCGTTTCTCCGCAGGCAGGTCCCGTGGCCAGTCGTCGGGGATCAACAGCTCGACCGGGTTCAGGCGCTCGAGTTCGGCCAGCAGGTTTTCCCAGCCCTTGATCTCCTGCACGCTGAAATTGCCGCTGGTGATGTCCAGTACCGCCAGGCCGAACAGGCGCTCGTCACCGAGCAGGGCGGCAATCAGGTTGTCGCGGCGCTCGTCGAGCAGTGCCTCGTCACTGACCGTACCCGGGGTGATGATGCGCACCACCTGGCGCTCCACCGGGCCCTTGCTGGTGGCGGGGTCGCCGATCTGCTCACAGATCACCACCGACTCGCCGAGCTTGACCAGCTTGGCCAGGTAGCCTTCCAGCGAATGGAACGGAATCCCGCACATGGGGATGGACTGGCCGGCCGACTGACCGCGGGCGGTCAGGGTGATATCCAGCAGTTTCGCGGCCTTTTTCGCATCTTCGTAGAAGATCTCGTAGAAGTCGCCCATGCGGTAGAACATCAGCTGGTCCGGGTGCTGGTTTTTCAGCTTCCAGTACTGCTGCATCATTGGTGTGTGTGCGGAAAAATCAGAAATTGCTTTGTTCATCAATGGCTTATAGCGCTTTTCGGTAATTCGTGGGGCAATTTTGGGGCATTGTGAAAAGCGGCTTTTCAGCCATCGCAACCCAGGCATGCTTGAGTGGCTTAAAGATTATCACGCACAGGCTGCGTCGGGCACCTTGGAAAGCAGAGGTCAGCGAGCAAACCAGCTGATCAAATAGCTGTATGCATGTACAGTGTTAGTAGTGATTCACTACCTTCATATTCCACAGGTAGTGGAATTTAGTTTCTCTTATGCTTATATTGTCTTAGGTGGTGGCGTTATGCTCCCGTAGAATCTCGGCCCAATTTTGGAATATGCCACTGGGGTGTTCATGGATGTTGTGACAGCTGCCGCAGAAGATTCATCTGAATGTGAGATCAATGCAGCTGTCACTCCAGACAGGCGTGTGATCGAGCTTCGCGGCATGGTGAGCGCTGAGACTGTTGGTCCAGTAATTCATGAGCTGCAGAACGCCCAGCCAGCAGAGCAGTTGCTAATCTATATCCGAGCCAACGGCGGCGGGGAAATTCACCAGTTGGTGAGATTGATCCAGGCCTTGTGCACAACGCAGGCGGACGTCGAGCTTGCTGTTGGGCGATTTGCGATGAGTGCTGCAGCAACCTTATGGTTCTGGTTCCTTTTGGACCCTATTCCCGGCGACGATGGCGTTGGGCGTGTAGTCTCTGTGGACCCATTGAAGCCAACGGTTCTGCTCTATCATCGTCCTCGGTGGCCCATGGCTGGCCCCGGTGGCTATTATTGCTTTGTAGAAGATTTTGAAGATCAATCAGTCCAGGAAAATCTAAGCCGGATGGTTGAAATCTTCGATCAGATGTTCGAACGTATCCTTGTCGCACAAGGAGTGGGACAGGTTCACGCCGCAACGGTCAAACATGACGGTGCGACTTACAAGCATCACCTGCAATATGCCCGGGATGCTTACTACAGCAACAACGATTACGTTATCTCCCTGAATGGAGTCTCAGCATGAAAAGTCTGGTAGCTGGCGAGCTCAGAGCAAAAATCGAGGAATCCCGGAAAAACAGCGCCAGCTGTGGGAAGGATTTTACTTTGGCGCGAGTGCGTAGTTTCCAAGAGGCGGATCAGAAGCTGCAAGAGGCTTGCGCGCGTTTGGGGATTGAGAAGCCGCACATGATTGCTGCTCACTAATTTTTTGCGTCGTATTGAAGGGGCCTTTTTAGGCCCTTTCTTCGTTTCTGGGCAAACTGGATGGGCCAGTTGCTTGCTGTTTACTGTTGTCCTCTCCTGCTGTGGCGCAGGTTTTCCCAGATCCTTTCCAGCTCAGTGGGTGATTCGTCATCCATCCACTTTGCGTACACCTCGACCAGCATTGTGAAGTCCTTGTGCCCCATCTGCTTCGCGATGAACGCAAGGTTTCCTCGGGCAGTCAGGCACCAGCAGGCATAGGTGTGTCGCGTCTGGTACGGGCGCCTAGGTCGTATCCCGGCGCGACGCTGAATCCCTGCCCATTTCGTGTTCCAGGCAGTTGAGACGAACCACTCATTGATCACCTGCTTCCTTGCCTGCGTGCTCGGGGATAGGAGCGGGGTGGCCGACTCGTCTCGCCATTCGTGCCGATTGTGGTACACGCGAATATCCCGCTTGGGGTGCTTTGCCACGATGGTGATCAGTGTTCTGCAGGCCTCGATCGCCGGCTCCATCAGCAGCACAGTGCGGGGCTTGCCCGTCTTGGGGAGCTTGAAGGTGCCGTCGGCGGTGATTGCCCTGGTTACTTCGATCTTCCCAGCCTGCAGGTCGATGTCTTCCACAGCCAGCGCGCAGAGTTCGCCGGGGCGGAGTCCGGTATATACAGCCAAGGTGATAGCTGCGGCGTCTTGCGGGTGCAGGCAGCCTTTCGAGATCAGCAGGTCAACCTCATCATGGGTAAGCGGGTCCGGCTCTTTGTCACTCATTGCGAAGCGTGTGCAGGCGGCAGCGAGACCGGCCATGCAGTAGTTGTTGCTCTCGCACCAGGTTAGGAAGCCGGCGAAAGTGGCGAGGTAGTGGTTGGCGGTCGAGGGGGCTCTGGTTTCAATCAGGCGTGCTCGAAGAACGTGGATGTCTTCAGGCAGCAGGATGCCGGCCAGTCGATCCCCGCCCACCAGGTCAACGCAAATATCGATGGCATAGGAGTATTTCTCCTCAGTCATAGGAGTGATGTCGATGGCCTTCAGCGGCTTGTATCGCTCTGCTAGGGCAGCCAGGCGTTCGTCCTTTGCATTGCTGTAGTTAGCTGCGTGCTTCGAGTTCGGGAAGTGACGCCCGTATTCGAAAGTGCCGATTTTGATCTCATGAAGAATCGCCGCCCGGAGAAGGGCGGCATGCTTGATGTTGGCCTTGGTTACCGGCAGCCCGAGAGACTCGCGGCAGCGGATGCGGCGCCACATGAAGACGACCCGCAAATTGCCACCGTGAATCTCAATGCCCGTGTGCTTAGCCAGCTCGGCCTCTAGGCCACTTGTGATGCGCTCTCGGCCCACTTGTCATACTCTGCAATGTTGATGGTGATGCGGCCATCGGGCGCCTTTCGCCAGATCCGACCTTGTGCCCAGGTACCATTTTTCACCTTGTGCCTAATGGCGTCTTCGGAGTAGCCGGTCAGCTCCGCGGCGCGGTTGATCAGTACCCAGCGTGGTGTGCTCATGCGGTCACCTCACGTGCATGCTTGCGATCCAAGCGGGCGATTTCCGCTAGGATCAGAGCGCCGGCTCTGACGAGCATTTGTCTTTGATTGGTTGGCTTCCAGTGTTCGGGCTGCCATGGCCAAGATGGCGGGATGGTAGTTACCTCGTAATGGTCCATGTTGCAGGTGTAAGCCCAAAACGCATATGCACCGGCAGCGTCGGCTAGCTGGCCTCGGGTGTACTGGTCATCCCGCTCTGCTGTGTATCCCTCGCCGTCTATCTGGCGCAGCCGTTCCTCGAGAACGCGCAGAGCAGCCGTGTGGGCATTGTTGATGTCGGGCGTACCGCCCTCCGCTGGGTTGAGATCGCGTCTCACCGTAGCGTCGGCATAGGGCATACCGGATAGCAGGATGCTGCTCTCGGGCTTGCAGCCCTCCGCGTTTATCAGGCGGTGGCGCTCAATCTCTGCGATCAAGCCCAACACTGTCGCGGGCGGTAGTGCCGTACCGTAGTCATTCAGGGCTACGGAGTCGTATTGGTTCGCGGCAGCAGTGGCGAGTGCCTTCAGTCTGATGATGTCGATTGTCATGCCGTAGCCCTCCGGCTGATAATGAAACCAGCTGTTTGGCGGACCTTGGAGCACCGGTTGTGGTTGCCCTTGACGCGGGCGTTGCCGCAGATGTCGCAGATGAACGACATGGCCGGGCGAAACATCGGCTGCATGCCCTTGCGTGTGCGAGTGGCTGGGGTGTAGGTCGATGTGTCGATCACAGCGAATACCTCTCATGAACTCGGCGAGTGTTCGGGCTGAGGGCCAGGTGCTCAAGGTTTGCGGCGCTGTTGGCAGTCGTTAGCGTGCCAGTCGCGGGGTGGCTGACAGTGCGGCTGCGCTGCAACTCGGTCAGTGCGGCGATTAGCGCCAAGGCGAGCGCGAGGCTGATCAACTGCCAGGTGCGTGTTGATTTACCCACGTTGGCAGCCCTCGTTGATCTGGCTGAGTATCTGTTTGCTGGCCAGCTCGAACAGCTCGTCGACGGAAACCGGCGTGACGGACTGCTCGAAGTTGCGCACGGCGTCAAACCGAGTGCGGTACAGCCCGGCATGGCCGAGCCAAGCGACGGAGTGATGCTCTGCGTCTGACACTGGGCAGTCGTGGGCTTCGAGGCGTGGGCCTTGATGACTACGTTTGCACTTCCTGCAGTGATGCAAGCCACCGTCGTAACCCTCGGAGGTGTGCCAATCGTGCTGGTATGTGTTCATGCGGCCACCCCCGCATCGGTGGTTGGGGCTGCTGGCTCGCGCAGCTCATTGCGGACTCGCACAGCCAGCTCACGCAAACTGCGCCCTTGGTGCTCGGTGCGCGCTACCCATGCTTCCGCACCCTTAAGTTGCTTCCAGGTCCGTCCGGCTGTTTCCAGCGTCTCGGTTGCACTAATGAGTGCTTGGTAATCAGCCTTGGTCACCGCAAGCCCGGTGTACGACATGATCCGTTCTTCGAGTTCGGCGATGGTTTCTCGGCGGGCTTCCATGTGGGCAGTGAAAGCTTTCCGGGACGTGTCCAGCTCGGCCTGCTTGTCGGCCAGATCCCGTTCGAGCTGTCGAACGCGGTGGGTGTGGGCGGCTTCCTTGGCTTCTTGGCCTTCCATGAAGCCCAAGGCATGCGCTCGGCGGCGGGCGGTGGCAAATAGGAAGGGCAGAACCACCAGGGTGGCCAGCCAAAGGATGCCCAGGCCGAGAACTTGTTGATGCGGTTGCATGTGCTGTGCTCCGAAAGAGCCTGCCGCCGTTAGTGTGAGAGTCGGCGGCAGGCTTGATGCCCCTGATGGCCGGGGCCGCCTGGTTCAAACAGATTTGGTGGTGCGCTCGGCTTGGCGGTCGAGGAATTCCGCGAGGTTGCGCAGGTAGATCACGTGCTGCGCCTTCTTCGAGCTTTCGATCTTGCTCAGCTGAAGATCGATACGGCCTTTGCTGATCAGCTCTTTAAACCGACGATCTGAGCCGATGTGGGGAAAGTAGCGCTCCCTGACTTCGGTTAGCGTTGGGCAAGGTGTGGTCCACTCGCGGCGTAGTTGTTCCAGTGTGCTCATGTGCGCTCCCCGAGCCCTTGAGGGCCGGGCTGGAGCTTCGCGCGTACGGCAGCAGCTAGGTGCTCTTTGTTGGCTCCGGTGACAGCGGCGCAAATGTCGCCCAGGTCGTTGGTCACGACCGCGCCTAGAGGGAGGTTACGGTTGACAGTGGTGATGACGTAGGCGATCTGGCCGATCTGAAGAACCTCTTCGACGCTAGCCTGTGCCTCTACAAGCGCGAGCGCTTCTTCGGACTGGGTGCCGGAGTCAGCGCGGCCGTTCGCAAGGTCTTGCAGAAAATCCCGCAAGGATTGGCACTTGGTCGAAAGCGCGCGTGGAAGGCTCAGGCTGCTGCGCAGTGGCCCCAGAGTCACTTTGATACGGTGGTGCGTTGCGTCGTTTTCAATCTCGACCTTCGCGTCGACCGATGCCTCCGGCCGCTGCATTTTGCAGATGGCTGTGCCGCCTTTATCCATGGTGCTCTGCAGCAACATGATTTGGTGAAGCGGTATCTGGAACTCGCTCATGCTGCACCTCGAGAGCAAGGTACGGCGTGGGCTTTGCCATCCAAGGTGACGACCAGCTGCAAGCCAGTGCTGCGTTGGAATGCTTGTATTTTCGCAAGGCTGTTGCAGGCCGTTGGGTGTATGAGGACCGATTCCGATCCGATGTGCTGTGTTGATTTCATTCGTCCGTGTCCTTGATGTGAGAGAGGGGCACGGCGTGAAATTAGCAAAGGCTAATTGAATGGGCAATAGCAAGTGCTAAATTGCTAGGATGCGGCTGCGCTCCGGCAGATGGCCGGTAGCGCGTAAGTTGGGGGCGTTAGAGCTTTTTCGCGTTCCAGGCCAGCAGAACGCGGGCTTGGATGTGCATCCGCTCGATCATCGACTCGTCGATGGTTATCGGCGGATATATGGGGTTATCAGAGATCATGCGCAACAGCCCGCCAGTTAAGCGCTGCAGGCGTTTGATGTAGAGATCGCCGTCTAGGGTGAAGACATAGATTGCGTCTGTTCTGACCTCGGAAATCCCGCGATCCACAAGTAGCGCGTCGCCGTCGGCGAACGTTCCAGACATGCTGTCCCCATCGCCTGTGATGATCGCTAAATTCTCGACTGTCGAGAAGGTTAACCCCTGCATTCTGAGCCAGTCGAGGTGAACCGTCATATCGCGGATGACTTCAATGTGCATGTACGGGGCTGCCTTGCCATGCCCCATAGATGCCGCGATGTCCAGATGCGGAATCAGCACGAAGTTCTTGTCCTTAGACGCCCGGGTAGGCAGGCGAACAACGTTAGTTGGGGCGGTGGTGGACTCTTCCCCTGAAGGGGATGTCAGCGTCCCTGCCGCAAGTCCGATCTTGAGTTCTAGATTCAGCGCAGCCTTTTCCCCCAGCTTGCGGTGGCCATTCAGCAGCTGGGACAAATAAGACGCGTCTAGGTCGTGAGCCTCGGCGAATTCCTTTTGGCTCAGGGTGCCCATGATCTTACGTAGGGAGGCTATGCGCTTTTCGTTGATATCCATGTGGTGATGATTGCTTTCCGTTAGCAAACAGTAAATTACGAGTTGCTATTGCCTTGATAATTAGCAATTGCTAATCTCGTCACCAATGGAGGTGTCTATGACGCTAAGCGAGTACTTGAAGACGATGGACAAGGATGGGCTTGAAGCTCTCGCGCGCCGTTGCGGAACCTCGGTAGGCCAGCTGAAGCAAGTGGCATACGGAAACCGGCGCGCTAGTGCAGGACTGGCTGTAAGTCTGGATCGGGAAACGGGAGGGGAGATTTGCTGCGAATCGCTTCGACCGGACATCGACTGGGCATATCTACGGCGAGGACAAGAGTAAGAACGCTGAGCCAGGACTCTCACCTCCCGGCCCAGCTATGACAGAGCAAAGCACCATCATTCCCGTCATCCGGCTCCCTCTCACCACAAGAATGGCCGGATGACTGCAACCGCAAGTCGTGCTCCACAGCACGCAAAGCACAACATACCGGTCGTGGTCTTAGGATAGGGCTTGCCCGCTCCCATGGCCACACCGTTAATCGAGGTTTAACGGTTATGAGTCGCATGGACACCTTGCCGGACAGTGGTCCGGCCCTTTCTCTCCGGCACGCGCTCTACCGCGCTGGTCGCGAATACAAGGGTGGTCTCACCACCCTGGCCTTCAACATGGGTATGGATTTCGATGCCCTGCAGAAGAAGCTGAAACACGATGAAGAGCGCCGCTGGCTCAATCCTGACGAGCTGGAAGAGGTGCTGCAATGGACCGCTGACCGTCGTGTCCTCGACGCCTTGGGCCGGGCGGCAGGCGTTGTTTGGTACCGCCCTGCGCCGGTACCCGCAACCAATGAGCAGTTGAAAGCAGTCGGCTTGTTGCTGAAGGAAGCGGCTGAGTTCGTGAGCAGTATGCACGAGGGCGCTGCCGACAACGTGTGGGAGCTGCACGAGGTGCAGAAGCTGGAAGCATGCGGGCTGGATGTGATCCGTCAGGTGCTGGCCATCACATCGGGTGCACGCCTAGCCATGGAGGACCAGGGCAATGGCTGATGCAGTCGATTTCGCGAATGATCAAGCTGAATATTTTCTCCAACTGTCGTTGCAGCGCCTTGCGCGGCTACCTGACAGGCCTTCCGCGCAGATCTGCGAGGACTGCGATGAACCCATTCCGGAGGCCCGTCAGCTCTCGGTCGCTGGTTGCGTGACCTGCATCGACTGCCAGGATCTGCGGGAGCGTCGTCGATGACTGAGCGCCCAGCAGCAACCACGGCCGTATGGGCGCGCCGTTACATTGAAATTTTCGGCCTCGCCCTGGTGCCCATCGAGCCGGGCGAGAAAGGGCCGAAAGGTAAGGCTTGGAATGCGCCGGGGGGCTATATCACCGACGCAGACGCGGCAGAGGCGTTCTGGCTGGAGCATCCCGATCACAACCTTGGGGTTGTGCTCGGGCCAAGTCGTGTCTGTTCGCTTGACGTCGATGACGTCGAGTTTTGCCGGGTCGCTTTGCGCGAGGCCTTCGAGCTGGATCTTGACTCGATCGCAGCCGCTCACCCGACCACGGTAGGCAACCCGGCGCGCTTCCGTGTCATGTTCCGCGTTCCAGATGGGGTTGAGCTGAGCCGGCGGTCGTTGGCTTGGCCCAACCAGGCCGACCCGGATGGTTCGATCCTGAAAGCGCTCACCACTCAAATGGTTGCGGCGAAAGAGGCTGGAGACGAGATCCGCGAAGCAGCGCTCAAGGTGGCTGCAGAGCCATTTAAGAAGATCACCGTGTTCGAGCTGCGCGGCGGTGCTGTTCAAGATGTGCTGCCGCCTTCTATTCACCCGGGTACTGGGCAGCCGTACACTTGGCGCATTCCGCCTTCTGCAGGCGGGCTGCCTGAGTTGCCTGCTGAACTGCTGAAACTCTGGCAGGAATGGGATCAGGTGAAGCCTAAGGCGCTGGCTGCTTGCCCGTGGGCTCCAAAGCCCGCGGCCGTCGCTCCCCTGCCAGCAACTCGTCCGCGTCCGGTTGGCGTGCCATCAGGTAATGCGCTACCTGATGTAATCCCTGAATTCAACCGGACCTGCGACATTGCATCTTTGATCGAGTCGCATGGCTATAAGCGCATCGGGGGCAAGTGGCTGTGCCCGCACAGCAGCAGCGGTGACCCCGGGGTGACGATCAGCGAGGGCAAGCTGTATTCGCACCACAGCTCTGATCCGCTGGCCAACGGTCACAAGAATGATGCCTTTGATGTTTATTGCATTCTGGTGCACGACGGTAACCAGCGCGAGGCCACCAAAGCAGCGGCGCGAATGCTTGGCCTGGACGCTAAATCTAGGCCCCCGGCACCTCCACCCATCGGTGAGCTTCCCCGCACCCCTTCGGCAAATGAGCCGGTGGATGGTCCAGATGATGGGCAGGGAAGTGAGGTTGTGCATCGCCACATGTCGGTAGAGGAAAGTGATGCCGGCACGGCCTCCTCCTCGGCCTCCGGGGGGGAGGGGGGTGATGGTCTTGTGTTGAAAAGCGCGATGCGGCGCTTTGCCTTGGTCGAGGGCTCCACCAACGTGTGGGATCTCGACAAAGGCCAGTCGATGAAGCGTGCTGGGTTCGAGGCGCTGGTAGGCAAGCCGCTCGCCAAACAGTGGATGGAGCGAACAGACAAAAAGCTCATGTCGCTCGACCAAGTGAAAGAGCTGGAGCAGGTGAAAAGGCTGGCGGCTAAGAAGGGTGGTGCCCTGAAGCTAGATCCCATTAAGCGGTACGTCTATATCGACGGCACCAAGGATGTTTGGGATCGGGAAAAGAAGCGCCGTATCCCTGAAGGCGCGGTCAAGATGGCCTTGGGGGACGAATACAAATGGTGGCTGAACAGCCAGGATCGGCGTGTTGTCGACGTGGATCACATTGTGTTCGATCCGACCATGACCAAAGATCCGGCCATCTATATCAACACTTTCGAGGGTTTGCCGCTCGAGCCCGTGCGCGATGACGCGGCCTGCGAGAATCTGCGCTGGCTGATCTCATTCCTGTGCAACCACGACGTAGAGGCCCTGGATTGGCTGGTCAAGTGGCTGGCTTACCCGCTGCAGCACATGGGCGCGAAGATGGACACCGCGATCCTGTTCCACTCAACCATGGAAGGCTCCGGCAAAAGCCTCATGTTTGCGGATGTCATGGGTGAACTGTACGGCCAGTACGGCGCGACGGTGGGGCAGACCCAGTTGGAAGGTAGCTTCAACGCCTGGCAGAGCCGCAAGCTTTGGGCGGTGTTTGAAGAGGTAGTCAGCCGCGACCAGCGTTACAACCAGGTGGGCAAGATCAAGCACATGATCACCGGCAAGACGGTGCGCATGGAGTCGAAGTTCATCAACGGCTGGGAAGAGGCCAACCACATGAACTCCGCGTTCCTGAGCAACGAGATCATGCCGTGGCCTATCAGCGAAGACGATCGCCGGATGTTGGTGATGTGGCCGCTTGAGACATTGCCGCCTGAGCGTCAGAAGGCAATCAGCCGGGAGCTGGCGAACGGTGGCGTCGCTGCCTTGTACGGCTGGCTGCTTGCCGTCGACCTGGGCGAGTTTAACCAGCGCACGCGGCCGCCTAAGACAGAGGCTCGGCAGCGTTTGGTCGAGCTGAGCCGCACTGCTTGGCAGACGTTCTTCTATCTCTGGCGAGCCGGCGAGTTGGGGCACGGCCTGTGGGGTTGTGCGTTGACTAGCGATGTGTACGCCATGTTCGCGGAGTGGTGTTCGCACAACCGAGAGAGCGTGATGAGCCAGACGAAGTTCTCGCTGATGCTCAGCGCGAAGGTGGAAAAGACCCGGGCGATCCCTTGGGCCGATGGCAACAACCGTCGATTCGCCGCGTTTTTCTTTCCTGATGATGGTGATCCTTCCCTGCCCCCATCCATGAAGTCGGCCGAGCTGGGCAAGAACGTCGTCGAGTGGCGCGCCCGGGCGAAGCTGGCTGGGTGGAACGTTGATGGCTGGGACCACGTGAAGAGGGTGCTTGCGGCATGACTACCTCTATTTGTGTGTTGGGTGTGTTGGGTTTGTGTCGGGTTTGTTTGGTCTACCCAACACAAGCGGAGCGCCCGAAATCATTGGTCTGCAAGGGGGGTGTGTTGGGTGTGTTGGGTTTGGCTTCGCGCACGCGCGTGCGCGCGATCTTTTGCGCTGGCATCAGGCAAAGGAAAAATCTCTATGCGAGAACAAATAAACTCAACAAACCCAACACACCCAACACATATTCAGTTAATCAATTGATTTTATTGGGTTTTCTGTGTGTTGGGTCTGTGTCGGGTTATTCAAATGTGTGTTGGGTGCTGATTTTGGGGGAGATGCGATGACCATGGATAAGGAATTGGGGCTCCTGATGCGTGTCACGCAGCACCAGGTCGATATGGCGGAGCTTATTGATCCTGCCGAGCGCCTGCGCCTGGTTGGTGAGCTGATGCGTCACTGGGGTGAACAGCGCCGGCTGGTTGGCTTAAAAGCCAGCCTTGGCAGCCAGATGGGTACGATCATGGAATGGAAGGGGGCAGCGCCTCGCGGTGGCATATCGGGCCATCGCATTCTGGTTGCCGGGGCTGGCCTGGATCACTCGGCGGCAGAAGTTGATGCTGCTGTAGTGCAGCTGGGGCGCCGCGACAAGCGGGGGGAAACGTTGGCCAAGCTGGCGGAGATGCGTTACTTCCTGGGCTTCACTATCCGGGAACAGATGAGGGGGGTTGGGTTAGCGGAGGATGCTGATCGCACCTATCGCAACTGGGTCAAAGCCCTGCATTCTCAGGTGTTTGCGATCTTGGCAGCGAGGACTGGCCGCGCGCGACAACATACCGTTCGTCGGGTTGGGATGCGACTTGCGTGCAGCATTAAATCAACATGAGCGCTACATTGCGACGTACCGAAAATTACCCCTTTTCGGTTTTTCCGATCAGGGGTACAAAGTCGTCACGATATGAAAAGTGCGCTTAGGCGCTGACTCCACAAGCACTGTGCTGTGCAACCCGCCCCGCTCTGTCGGTGCATTGAGAACCCTGCCAATTGGCGGGGTTTTCTTTTTCCGGCGCCGTGCCTTTGCCAATGAGGCCTGCATGAACAGCGAGCAACAAGCATTAGTCGAGATGCCAATCTGGTTGGTGATTTTCCTGTCCCTGGTCGGCGGGGTGTCGGGTGAGATGTGGCGGGCCGACATGGCCGGCGTTAGCGGCTGGTTCATTTTCCGCCAGGTGCTTTTGCGCTCCGGCGCCTGTGTCGTATGTGGGCTGTCGACCATCATGCTGTTGTACTCGGCCGGTATGTCCATGTGGTCGGCAAGCGCCATTGGTTGCCTGACTGCCACTGCCGGTGCGGATGTCGCCATCGGGTTGTACAAGCGTTGGGTGGCCAAGCGCCTGGGTGTCTGCGAGGTGCAGAAGGCCAACCATGACGGCTGATGACCGCCGGGGCAACAGTGCCTCTCGGGGTTACGGTCACCGCTGGCGTCAGTCGCGTGATGCGTTTCTGGCGGAAAACCCATTCTGCAGCATGTGCTCGACGGATCGCCGCCCGGTGGCCGCCACTGTTGTAGACCACAAGATCGCCCCCCGCTTGGGCGAAGCCAAGGCGAGCTCTGATCCCGAGAAGATCAAGGCGGCGTGGAAGTTGTTCTGGGATCAGGGCAACTGGCAGTCGCTCTGCAAGTTGTGTCACGACTCGGTGAAGCAGCGCCTGGAGCGCAGCGGCCGCATCGCCGGGTGCAACGCCTCGGGCGTGCCGCTCGACCCGAACCACCATTGGAACCGCCGATAGGCCTCGCCCGCGCGGGCGACCCTCGGCTGCCCCGCAGGCCGCGAAATATCGGCATTTGCCGAGGTAGGGGGGGTGAAAAACTCTCGGCGGATCCGCTTATTGACCGCTCGCCCCTCTCTCTGTGCAAAACCGGGAAAAATGAGGGAGGGGGGGTATCAGACAGGGAGGTTTCCCATGGCGGGAAACGGTAACTCGGGGCGGCCAAGTGTGCCAGCCTCGGTGCATGTTCTCAACGGTAATCGTAGCAAACGCTCAATGGCTGAGCTGATGGGCGATGTTCAGAACCCAGCAGTACCAGTGGCGGCGCCGCCGGTACCAGACTTCCTCACGCCCGAAGCCGTTACCGAATGGCACCGTGCGGTCGAGGCCCTGACTGCACTGGGCTGGATATCCACGCTCGACACCATGGCGCTTGCCACCTACTGCCAAGCCTTCGCGGACTGGCAGCGCTTCCAGCGAATGATCGTTGAGCGAAATTCCAACTCGCTCGATGGCTTGGGCGGTGAAGTCCAGACCTTCAAGACAGGTGCGCAGCAAACCAGCGTGCTGCGGCAGCTGGCCAACGATGCCGAGAAGCGTGCCAACGCTGCTGCGGCTCAATTCGGGATGTCCCCTTTGGCGCGCCGGAACATGAAAGCCGCGCCGGCGGCACAAGGAGACCTCTTCCCAAATGCCGAACGAGACGCTGCCGCAAGTTATTTCAGCTGACTGCCGGGTAAAGGCTTTCGCTGACCAGGTACTCGCCGGAGCGATCGTTGCGGGGCCGGATGTTCGCAATGCTGCCCGCCGTCATCTGTCTGACCTGGACGCAGGCCATGAGCGTGGGCTGATCTGGAACGCCGAAGCGGCCCTGCGCGCGATCGGCTTTTTCGAAGACGTGCTGTGCTTGAACGGCGGCGACTTTGAGGGGCTTCCGTTCCGCTTGGCGCCCTGGCAGGCATTTGTCGTCGGCAGTCTGTTTGGCTGGTATACCGACGATGGCTATCGCAGGTTCCGTCAGGCCTACATCGAGACGGGCAAGGGCTCTGGCAAGTCGCCCCTTGTCGGCGGTATCGGCTTGTACGGATTGGTTGCAGATGGCGAGCAGCGTGCCGAGGTGTATGCTGCGGCGACCAAAAAGGACCAGGCGCAGATCCTCTTCCGCGACGCGGTGAGCATGGTCAACATGTCGCCCCACCTGATGCAGCGACTGGTGCAGTCGGGGCGGGACGAGAAGGTCTGGAACCTGTTCTACCCGCGAACTAACAGTTTCTTTCGTCCCATCAGTTCGGACGAAGGCCAGTCCGGCCCCCGGCCTCATGTAGCGCTGATCGATGAACTGCATGAGCACAAAACCCCCAGCGCCGTGAACATGATGCGTGCCGGTACCAAGTTCCGGCGTCGGGCGTTGATCGTGATGATCACCAACAGCGGGTCTGACAAGACGTCGGTCTGCGGCCAATACCATGACCTGGGCGTGCGGATCTGCGAGGGCAAGGAGCACAACGATGGTTTCTTTGCCTTCATCTGCTCGCTGGATGAGGGCGACGATCCGTTCGAGAGCGAGGCCTGCTGGGCCAAGGTAAACCCGTCGCTGGACTTCATTCTTGAGGGCCAGACCGACGGCATCCCAGGGCGCAAGTACCTGCGTGAGCAGGTGCTGGAAGCCAAGGGCTTGCCGGCCAAAGAGGCCGTAGTCCGGCGCCTCAATTTCTGCGAGTGGACCCAGGCGGACTCGCCCTGGTTGTCGTGGGATATCTGGCGGCAGGCGGCGGACCGCGCACCAATGCGTCTGCTCCGCGATCGGCCGTGTGTTGGTGGCCTGGACCTGTCCAGTACAACTGACCTTACGGCCTTTGTGCTGGTGTTCAGCCCCGTTGAGCACGATCCCCACTGGCGTTGCCTGTCGTACTTCTGGATACCGGATGACGATATTGCGGGCCGCGAGAAGCGGGATCGGGTGCCTTACCTGCAATGGATCAAGGAAAAGCACCTGGAGACAACGCCGGGCAGGGCGATCAGCAAGCTGCATGTCCTACGGCGCCTGCAAACCATTTGCGCGTACTTCGATGTTAGGCGGATCGCCTATGACCGTTGGCGCGTGGAAGACCTCCTGCAGTTGATGAACGAGCACAGCATTGAGCTGCCGCCGCTGGAGAAATTCGGTCAGGGTTTCCAGTCCATGGGGCCTGCGGTCGATGAGTTCGAGCGCCGTTTGTTGGGCCAGCGGCCCGAACAGCAGGCAGTGATCGATCTCGACGAAGCTGACTTTGAGGTCGTCGCCGAGGTTTTTGAGGCCGATCAGTTGGTCGAAACTTTCCTGCATGACGACAACCCGGTGTTGACCTGGTGCGCAGGTAACGCGGTGACCGTCTCCGATCCAGCGAACAACCGCAAGGTCGACAAGACCAAGTCCATTGGCCGCATCGACGGCATTGTCGCTGCCGTTATGGCTGTCGGCATCAGCGGCGACATTGCAGCTGTCTCGGGCAAGTCTGTCTATGACGAAGGGGTAGGAATATGAGGTTGGACATTCTGTCCTGGGTGGCTGGTCTGCTCGGGTTCGCGCTGTTGGTAGCGGGTATGTGGCAGATCTACCAGCCAGCAGCATTCATTGTTGCCGGTGTGGGGCTGCTGGTTTGGGCCAAGCTGGCCGACCAGGCGGCGGGAGTAGTTGAGCGGGGAGGTGGCTGATCATGTTCTTTTCCAGCCTGCGTGCCTCTGGTGCTGGCACTCTGACCAATCCCGACAGCGGCTTTTGGCGGGGGCTGCTCGGAGGCGGCGGTAACTCTGCGGGTGTGGCCGTAACGCCAGAATCGGCGCTGGGGCTGCCCATCCTGCAGAACTGCGTCACGCTGCTCGCCGAGACGGTGGCGCAACTGCCGCTTGAGATGTACCACCGCAAGGGTGAGGGTCAGCGAGAGCCGGCCATTCACCACCCGCTGTACGACGTACTGCGCTATCAGCCAAACCCTTTCCAGACACCGTTTGAGTATCTGGAGCGTCACCAAGGCGCTGCTGGCCTGCGTGGCAACGCCTACAGCTTCATTGATCGCCGGGAAGACGGCAACGTTACGGCGTTGTGGTCGCTCAAAAATGACCAGGTGCAGGTGCTCAAGGGCTCCGATCTGCTGCCGTGCTACCAAGTTGCGGGTGGCGAGCCGCTGCCGATGCGGATGATTCACCATGTGCGCTGGTTCGGGACCAACCCCTACGTGGGAATGTCCCCGCTTGAGCTGCACGCTGAATCAGTTGGCCTGGCCCAGGCGGTCAGGAAGTACACCGGCAAGAGCTTCGCCAACGGTGTGGCGGTGTCCGGCGTGATCGAGCGGCCCCGTGAGGCGCCGGCGATCAAGGACCAAGGCATCATCGACCGAATCGTCGGGCAGTGGGGCGAGAAGTTTGGCGGCATGGACAACGCTAAAAAGGTCGCGCTCTTGCAAGAGGGCATGACGTTCAAGCCGGTGTCCATGACCAACGTGGATGCAGAGATCGTGGGGATCATGAAGGTGACGGGAGTTGATGTCGCCCGGATCTACAAGATCCCTTTGCCCATGGTCAACGATCTGGATAAGTCCAACTACAACACGCTTGAGCAGCTGATGATTCAGTTTGTGATGTTCGCGTTGTTGCCGTGGGTCAAGCGCCATGAGCAGGCGATGATGCGGGACTTCCTGCTGCCGAAGGATCGGCGGGACTACTTCATTGAGTTCAACCTGTCCGGCCTGCTGCGCGGCGACCAGAAGAGCCGCTACGAGTCGTACGCCATTGGTCGCCAGTGGGGCTGGCTGAGCGTGAATGATATCCGGCGTCTGGAGAACATGCCGCCTGTGAAGGGGGGGGACATCTACCTTCAACCTTTGAACATGGTCGACGCCGGAAAGAAGCCCGACCTAACCAACCCGACCGTGCGTGCGCAGCTTGAAATGCAGCAGGCCGAGATCACGAGGATGCTTGCCCAATGACGCGCCAATACATGCGGGCCACCAGCCTGCTATTTAACCAGCCGCTGCTGGTCACTCCAGAAATGCTCGACCAGGGCGTGCGCTGGGCGAACCAGGCAATGAACCTGAACATCGTGAACCTCGGCCTTGGCTCGGCCCAGATGTGGCACGACGACGATCCGATTGATCGGGTTGCCTTGGCTGACGAGCAGCGCCGTAGTGCCATCGCGCAAAGCGGTATCGAGGTGGTCCAGGTCAGCGGGCTGCTGGTCAGTCGCGGCAGTCACGTCAACATGTGCGAGACGATGACCAGCTACGAATCGCTGCGTACCCAGCTGCAGCGTGCTGTGGCCGACCCCATGGTCGAGCGCATCGTTCTGGACATCGACAGCCCGGGCGGCGCGGCGGTGGGCGCGTTTGAGCTGGCAGAAGACATCCGTGCCATGACCGTGCAGAAGCCAATTACCGGTCTGGTCAACTTCATGGCCTACAGCGGTGGCTACCTGCTGGGCTCTGCGTGCAGCGAGCTGGTGGTGAGCCGAACCAGCGGTGTCGGCTCTATCGGAGTCATCGCCAGTCACCTGGATCGTTCCAAGGCACAGGAAAATGCCGGTGTGAAGGTCACCACGGTGTTCGCTGGTGCGCACAAGAATGACCTCTCTCCGCATGAACCGATCACCGAGCAGTCGCTCGCGTTCCTCAATGACCTGGTGCAGGAGAGCTACCAGATGTTCGTGAATGCAGTCGCAGATTTCCGTGGTCTGCCCGTGGCCAAGGTCATTGCTACCGAGGCCGGGTTGTACCGCGGGCAAGGGGCGATCGATGTTGGGTTGGCGGATCGTCTGCAGAGCCCGCAGCACGCAGTAGATGAGCTGTCCCGCGCAGTTGCGCAAAACCGAGCCAATCGCCAGTCGGCGCGCGTGAGCGTGCGAGCCTCGGCCTTGGCGATGCAAGCAATGATCTGACCGCGCGAGCGGTTGCAGTTGACCCGCCAAGTGCGGGTTTTTTTATGCCCAGGAGGCAGCATGTCCCAAGTTCTTCAAATGCGTAACGAGCGCGCCGGGCTGATCACCCAGGTGCAGGCCTTGGCCAAGATCGAGGCCGATGGTGGCAGCTTGAGCGCTGAGCAGTTGGAGCAGTTCACCAGCCTCGAAGCGCAGATCACCGATCTGACCGCGAAAATCAGCCGGGCCGAAGCTGCAGAGCGGCTGGCGGCCAGCGGTGCGGTGCCTGTCACGGAGTCGGCGCAAGGCAATAACAGCCCGCCTGGCGGCACGATCTCTGGTCCGTTCACTGAAAAGCCGAAGCCTGGTACCCAGATGGCCCAGATGGCCCGCTTGTTGGGCGCTGCGCAGGGCAACCAACAGTTGGCCGCCCAGATGGCGCAGCAGGGCGGTTACTCGCCTGATGTGGCGATGGCGCTGAACGTTGTGACGCCAGGTGCTGGCGGGGTGCTGGTGCCGCAGAACTTCGCGGCTGACATCATCGAGTCGCTGCGTCCGGTGTCGATCGTCCGCAAGATGGGCGTCACCAGCCTGCCGCTGAACAATGGCAACTTGACCATGCCGCGAATCACCGGCAACACGGTGGTGAGCTACATCGGTAGCGATACCGATATCCCGATCACCGGGATGACCTTCGCGGATACCAAACTGACCGCGAAGACTGCGGCCGCGATCGTGCCGATCTCCAACGACCTTCTGGCAATGAGTGGTGTCAACCCGCGCGTCGACAGCATCGTTGCGAACGATCTGACCGTGAGCATGGGGCTTTCCGAAGATCTGCACTTCATTCGTGCCGATGGTTCGGGCGTGCTCCCTAAAGGCCTGCGCCACTGGGCTCCAGCCTTCAACGTCCTGACAGCTCCGATCATGACCGGCATCACTCTGGAAAAGATCGACCTGTTCCTGGGCGGCATGATGCTGCGCCTTGAAACGGCAAACGTGATGATGAAGTCGTGCGGCTGGCTGATGGCTCCGCGTGTCCTGCGCTGGCTGCAATCCCTGCGCGATGGCAATGGCAACAAGGCCTACCCCGAGATCGATCAGGGCATGCTGAAAGGCTACCCGGTCGGTCTGAGCAACCAGATCCCGGTCAACCTGGGCGCTGACGGTGATGAGACCGAAATCTACTTCGTGAACTTCGCCGACTGCATGATCGGTGAGGACATGAACCTGACCCTGGCATTCAGCAACGAGGCTTCCTACAAGGACGCCGAGGGCAACATGGTCAGCTCGTTCCAGCGCAACCAGACGCTGATCCGCGTGATAGCCAAGCACGACTTCGGCCCACGCCACGTTGAAAGCATCGTGGTGGCCATTGCCGTCAAGTGGGGCGCAGGCATGTAAACCCTGGCCCCAGCATGGGCTGGGGCCGATTTTTGAGGATGTGCTGATGGCACGAGTAATTGTGAAGTTCACCGGGTCTTGGCGTGGTTACAGCAAGGGCGAGGTTGCCGGGTTCGAAGAAGATGTGGCGCAGTCGCTGATCGATGGCGAGCGAGCTGAGCTGGTCGATGCGAAGAAGGCCAAGGCTGGCTCCAAGCCGAAGACTCCGGTCGGTAAGGCGGGTGGCGGCGAAGGGCAGCCCGGCCCGGCCGCTACAGATCCAAGTGCCGGTGGTGGTGCCGGGGGTGAGCCTAGTCCCGACGACGACGCCAATTCTGGTGGCGGCGACGATGACGACAAGCCCTGATCGTGGCACGTCGCATCGCCTACACGGGGGCGCCCGTGCTGACGCTGGAGCAGGTCGCGTTTCAATGCCGGGCTGAGCCCGAGGATCTGCAGCCTGAACTCATCAACGACATCATCATCCCCGGCGTGACGAGTCAAGGGGAGTCAAGGACGGGGGCTGGTATTCGTGAAGCACAGTACGAAGAGGACTGGCCGGCGTCGTATCCGTCGGGCCATGCGCTGGATGTTGGCCAGGTGGTCGCAATCGAATCCGTCTTGGTCCTGGGTGAATCGGGCGTAGGGGAGCCCTACGCCGGAGCCGTGGAGCTTCGTCAAGGTGGTAAGGAAAGCTATCTAGAGTTCCCGGCCGGTCGCCCTGCAGGGCGCTTGCGGATTCGCTACCGCGCAGGTGTGGATCTGGAGGCGCACCCAGGTGTGCGCAGTTGGTTGCTTATGGCTGCGGACACCGCCTTTACGCACCGTGGAGTGTTGGTGGTGGGGCAGGCGCTCTCTGAGTTGCCTGGCTCTTTCCTTGATCACCTGCTGGCGGATATCACAGTCCCGCCGAGGTTCTAGCCATGGCGATCAGGGAGCCCGCTTCGGGCGAACTTAATCGCCGGGTTTTGATCAGGCTGCGCACTGATCGCCCTGCTGGTGAGGCTGGGGTCGATTCCGCGTTTTCGGGTGAAGTTTGGCGCTGGGCGAAGATCGAGCCGGTAGGTACCGCCGTGTTTGTCGGTGGGATACAGACGGACATTAAAGTCACCCACCGCATCACCTTTCGCATACTCGACGGTATGACCGAGGATCATGAGGTAGTGCATGGTCGCAAGGTCTACCGCGCTAAGCGCGTGGCTGACCTCAACGGTTCTGGCCGTTTCACGATGCTTGAGGTGGAGCTGCTTGGAGCGATCGCCTCGGGCGGAGGTATCTATGTCTAACAGCGCATCAATCGAAACGTACGTGCACTTCGACGGCTTCGACAGTTTCGGGCGAGATGCCTTCAACATGTCGAAGGTTCGGGCGACGATGCGTAAAGTCGGGCGCCTGGTGGCCCAGCGGGCGCAGATGAACTTGGCGCTTGGAAAGGAGCAGGATGGGTACCCAGTCAATCGAACAGGCGCAACGCTTGAGTCAATTGGCTTCAAGGTGTCCCGGGCTGGTTTTCTGGTGCGTGTCGCGCCACGTAAAACCGGTGCGATGAAGGAGTTCTACCCGGCTTATCTGCATTACGGGGTTAAGCAGGGTCGGCGGCTCGGGAAGCTGGCACCGGGCGAGGGCAGAGGTAAGGCGAATCGGAGGCGTAAGGGCGAGCGTGCACTCGCGCTGGCGGCTCGGCGGTCCCTCGGTTGGCGTATTACCCCGCGCGGAAACTACATGGTCGACGCCCTGGAAGACTCCAAGTCGCAGGTTCAGGCCATTCTCGCAGCAGGTTTTGCCGCTGCACTGAAATAACCCCATCCGGTACCCAAAATGAAACTGTCAGTGATCGTCGCGCACATGCGCACGTACTGCCCTGCCTTCGGCGGGCGAATTGCGGCTGGGATCGACTGGGACGCTGTAGCCAGCAGTTCAAAGCTGCAGCACCCGTCAGCCTACGTGATCGCATCGGGAGATGATGCGGAGCCGAACCAGCAGCAGAACGTCATCCGGCAGGTAATCGCGGATGGCTTTGATGTCGTCGTCGTGCTTGATTCGAGCGATGAGCGAGGGCAGGAAGCCAATGATGCGCTGCACGAAGTTCGCGCCGAGATCTGGCGCGCTCTGGTTGGCTGGGAGCCCGGCAGCGAATACGACCCCATTACCTATGACGGCGGCTCGCTGGTGCACATCAGTCGAGCGAGGGTGGTCTACCGGTTCAGCTTTGTTTCTGAGTTCCAGCTGGGTCGAAGCCGGCGCGATGACCCTGCTGAGACCTGGCAGGAACTAGAACTGGATGGCCTGCCTGCATTCCGCGCGGCTGATGTCGATATGGACCCCATCGACCCGAAAGACTCAAGCCATTCTGAGCCTGGCCCTGATGGCCGGGTTGATGTGCGCTTTTCCATCGATCCCTCTCAAGAGTGAACCCAATGACTCAAATAACCGTGTATCCGGTAGCGGGCCGCGTTGCGCCCGATCCGGCCATGGGCGATACGGTGCCGGCCGAAGGGCGCGCTGTGACGCTCGATATCTACTGGCAGCGGCGCCTGAACGACGGCGACGTGACGAAAGAAAAACCTGCCAAGGCGAAGGCAGCTACCACTGGGAGCGCTGAATAATGTCCGTGAGTTTCAACAGCATCCCCAGTGACCTCAAGGTGCCGCTGTTCTACGCCGAAGTAGACAACAGCCAGGCCAACACCGCGACCAGTGCCATGCCGCGCCTGATCGTCGGTCAGGTCAACGATGACTCCGTGGCCCCGGAAATCGGCAAGCTGACGCTGGTCCCCAGCCTGAGCCTGGCCAAAAGCGTTGGCGGCGTCGGCTCGATGCTGGCCGAGATGTACGAGACCTGGCGCGGCATTGACTCCGCCGGGGAGGTGTGGTGCCTGCCGGTCAAGGCCACAGGCACCAAAGCGACCGGCAAGGTGGCCTTTGTTGGTACCGCCACGGCTGGCGGCCAGATCAACCTGTACGTGGCTGGCCAGCGCGTGCGGGCCACTATCAGCAGTGGCGCTACGGCGGCGGCCGCCGCGACAGCGCTTGCAGCGGCGGTCAATGCGGCGGGGCTGTCGGTGTCGGCCGTGGCGGCGGCGGGTGAAGTCACTCTGTCCTGTCGCTGGTCTGGCCTGAGCGGTAACGACATTCAGCTGCAGCTGAACCGTCAAGGCCGGGTCAATGGTGAGTTCACCCCGGATGGTCTGACCGTTACCGTAACGGCCATGGCTAGCGGTGTGGGTACACCTGATCTGGCAGCCGCTATCGCTGTGCTGGGTGATGAGCCGTTCGAGTTCCTGTGTGGGGCGTGGGCTGATGCTACCTCACTGGATGCCTGGAAGGCCCTGATGAATGACAGCACTGGGCGCTGGAGCTGGTCGCGGCAGCTGTATGGCCATGTCTACACGGCTTCGCGCGGCACGCTGGGCGAACTGGTGGCCTTGGGCGACACCCGCAACGACGCGCACGTCACCGTGTACGGCTTTGAGAAGCCCAGCCCGGACCCGGTGTGGCGGCAGGCGGCGGCCTACACGGCGCGGCAGGCGGTGTTTATCTCGGCGGACCCGGCGCGACCGACGCAGACCGGCGAGCTGAACAGCATCACCCCGGCGCCGGCCGGCGAGCGCTTCATGCTGCTGGAGCGCCAATCGCTGCTGAGCCACGGCATTGCCACGGCGTACTGCTCCAGCGGCACTCAGCGCATCGAGCGCGCGGTAACCACCTACCAGAAGAACGACTACGGGCAGACGGACAACTCCTATCTGGATAGCGAAACGCTGCACCAGTCGGCCTACATCATCCGCTTCCTCAAGGGGCGCATTACCAGCAAGTACGGCCGCCATAAGCTGGCCAACGACGGTACGCGCTTTGGCGCTGGCCAGGCCATCGTCACCCCGGCGGTGATCCGTGCCGAGCTGATTGCCGGGTACTACATCCTTGAGCAAATGGGCATCGTGGAGAACGCCGAGGCTTTCGCTCAGAACCTGGTGGTGGAGCGCTCGCTGACCGATCCCACCCGCGTCAACGTGCTGTATCCGCCGGATCTGGTGAACCAGCTGCGGGTGTTCGCCCTGCAGTACCAGTTCCGCCTGCAGTATCAGGTGTAAATAAAACCATCCACCGAAGCCCGCCACTGTGCGGGCTTTTTTGTAGGAGCTGCCCATGGGCAAGAAAGTTGCGGGAACCTGCTACGTCAAGGCTGACGGCGTGCAGTTCACCATCACCGGTGGGGTAGAGGCCCCGCTTAGTGACAAAAAGCGCGAGTCGGTTGCGCCGGGGTACTTCAAGGAAGAAGACCTGGTGCCCTTCACCGCCGCCACGGTGGTCGATGACCCTGACCTGCCAATCGCGCAGTTGATGGGAGCCACGGATGCGACTGTGACCACCGAGTTTGCCAATGGCCGCGTCTACGTGCTGTCCGGCGCGTACGTGGTGGAAGAGCCCTCGGCCAAGGGCGAAGACGGCACCATCGACATTCGCTGGGAAGGTAGCAAGGGAGTATGGCAATGAAAGAAAAAATTGAACTGGCCGCGCCGATCCAAGCGCACGGCGAAGAGGTGCGCGTGCTGGAGCTGCGTCGGCCGACCGTTGCCGAGGTGCGCAAGCTCAAGGCGTTGCCCTACAAGATCGATGCTGAGGATGCTGTCTCGCTGGATATGGACGTGGCGGCCAAGTACATCGCCTTGTGCGCTCACATCCCGCCTTCGTCGGTGGATCAGTTGGATATCGCGGACCTGAACCAGGCCGCGTGGGTTGTGGCACGTTTTTTCTTGATGCCGGCGTCAGCGACGTTGACGGCCTGATTGCCGTTGCCTACGACCTGTCGTGGATCTGGAAGACCGATCCCGAGCAGATGATGCGGCGGCCTTTGGACGTGCTTATGGAGGCCGTCATGCACAGCCAGCGGATAGCGGAAACGCTGAGGGGGGAGGATGGCTGACAAGTTCCAGTTGAAGGCGTTGATCACCGGCGTCGACAAGCTGTCGCCAACCTTGGCGGGCGTGCGCAAGAACATTGCCGGGTTCCGCAAGAACCTGGAAAAAACCGGCCTCGGCAAGATTGGCTGGAGCGATATCGTCACTGGCGGGGCCATGGCGGCCCCATTCATTGCCGGCGCCCGAGCGGCCATCGACTTTGAGTCGCAGATGGCCGACGTGCGCAAGGTGGTGAACTTCGATACACCTGGTCAGTTCAAGGAAATGGGCGATGACATTGGCCGGATGTCAGAGCGATTGCCCATGGCTGCGACGGATATTGCGAAGATCGTCGCGGCCGGGGGGCAATCGGGCATCGCCCGGGACGAGCTGCTGGGCTTTGCCGAGGCCGCGGTAAAGATGGGCATTGCCTTTGACCAGACCGCCGATGAATCCGGCGACATGATGGCCAAGTGGCGTACCGCGTTTCGCATGAACCAGGCCGAGGTGGTCGGCCTGGCCGACCGTATCAACTTCCTCGGCAACACCGGCCCGGCCAACACCAAGCAGATTTCCGCCATCGTCACTGAGGTGGGTGCGCTGGGTGAAGTGGCGGGCATGTCGTCGGCGCAGGTCGCGGCCATTGGCGCGACCATGGCCGGGGTGGGCGTCAAGCAGGACGTGGCCGCCACGGGCATCAAGAACTTCATGCTGGCCATGACCAAGGGCACGGCGGCCACCAAGGCGCAGGCGGACGCCTACAAGTCGTTGCGGCTTGACTCCAAGGCCGTGGCCGAGAACATGCAGAAAGATGCACAGGGCACCATGCTGGATCTGCTCAAGCGCATTGGTCAGGTGGATGCGGCGAAGCGTCCTGCGGTTCTCTCTCAGCTGTTCGGTACCGAGTCCATCGGGGCTATCACCCCACTGCTGACCAACCTAGAGCTGCTGCGCGGCAACCTGGATAAGGTCAGTGATGCTCAGCAGTTCGCCGGCTCAATGGAGCAGGAATACGCGTCACGGGCTGCGACCACGGCGAATAACCTGCAGCTGCTGCGCAATAGCGTGATAGGTGTGGCGCGAGAAGTCGGCAACGCCTTGTTGCCTGGCATCAACGCGGTGGTCGAGCAACTGCGCCCGTGGATCTCCCAGGCGGCGCAGCTGGTGCGCAACAACCCGCAGCTGGTGCGCGGCATCGTCATAGCGGGCGCTGCCTTCACGGCGCTACGGACGGCGGTGTTTGCGGCCACGGTGGCCACGCGGTTGCTGGGTGTGGCCTTTGCGGCGACCCCGATAGGCCTGATCGCGGTAGGTATCGCGGCAGCGGCCGGCCTGATCGTGGCCAACTGGGAAAAGATTGGGCCGTTCTTCTCGGCGCTTTGGGAACTGATCAAGGCTTACAGCGTGCCGTTCATGGACTTTATGAAAAAGCTGCTGGACTGGTCACCGCTCGGGCTGATCACCCGTAACTGGGAGCCGATCGTGAAATTCTTCAAAGGCCTGTGGGATCGGGTCAGCCCCTATCTGCAGCCGATTCTCAAGCTGTTTGGCGGCGATGAAGGCGAGAGCCTGACTTCCCGTGTGCAGCAGGCGGCGGCCGCACAGCGTGAGCGTAACGCCGGGGCGGGTGGCGGTACCGGTGAGATGGTGATGGCCGGTGCGGGTGTGGTCGCGCGCAATCGTCAGGCCTACAACGAGCAGACGTTCGGCATCAATCCGGGCGCCCTGCTGCAGGCACCGGGCTTGATGCCCGAGCCGGGTTCACTGCTGCGGCAGTCCCCGGCGGCCGGCAAGACCCAGCTGGATGGGGAGTTGCGTGTGCTGTTTGAGGGCGCACCGCCGGGGACGAGACTGGAGGGGGCCAAAAGTAGTCAGCCGGGCGTTACGGTAACGACGCAGAACGTCGGCCGCCGGAGCATTGGAGAGTCGTAATGAGTGAATGGCGTGACTTGCGCCGCGAGGCGTCGTTTCGCGGCGTGCCCTTTTGGGTCGACAGCGACAGCGTGCCGGTTGGCCGGCGCACCCAGCTGCATGAGTACCCGAAGCGCGATCAGCCCATGGTCGAAGACATGGGCCGTCAAACTCGGGAATACAAGTTTGAAGGCTTCATTGTCGGCAGCGACTTCATAGCCCAGCGGGATAACCTGTTGAAAGCCTTGGATACCCCGGGGCCGGGGGAATTGATTCACCCTTGGTTCGGCCGGCTGAGCGTGACAGCGGGTAAGTGCGAAATCTCGCATTCCCGCAATGAGCTGGGCATGGTGCGGTTCAACCTGTCGTTTATCGACGGCATGTTGACCTTCCCCGTGCAGCGAGTGAACACCCGTCGCCAGCTGGTGGCCCATGTGCCGTAACTGCTGGAGCGCATCAAGGCGCGGTTTGACGCGGTAATGGCCAAGGTCAACTGGGCGCGGCAGCAGGTCAACAAGGTGCGCCGGGCCATTTCCAGTGCCTATGCCTTTGCCATCAACTTCCTCAAGCCGATCACTACGTTGGCGGCCGACCTGGGCGCCTTCGTGCAGTCGGTGATCAATGCGCCTGGTGCGCTGGCAGCCAGCCTGCTGAGCGACCTGGCCAGCGTAGAACGCTGGTTCAGTGGCTACGGTTCCAGCGGTTCGCTGCATTCGTCAAAGAGCAAGGCGCAGGCCATCGTGGCGTTGTCGTCCGAGCGACCGGTGACGGATGATCCTGACATTGCCCTGATCCAGGCAGCGGTCATTGGTCTGGTGCAGGACGCGGCCATCGTTGACCTGCTGTTGGATATGGCCGAAGTGCCGGTGGCCAGCGTGCAGAGTGTCGCGCAGCCGGCCGCGCTGAGTGTTCAGTTGGAGCAGCAGGGGGCCACAATCGAGGCCGGCAGTGTGATGGATAACGGGGTTCCGGTGGCGGACGACATTCTGGCGGCGAGGGACGCCATCAGTGAGGCGATGTGGGTTGTGGCTGGGGAAAGCACGCCGGAGTACTTCGGCGTGCTCAGTGACGCCAGGTTGGCCTTGGATCGGCACTTGACCGATGTGGCGCGTAGCGGGGTGTGGTTGCGCCCGTATCGGTCACGCAGCACGGTGTCGTCGCTGGTGTTAGCCCATCAGCTATACGGCGACGCCCTGCGCGGCGCTGAAATCGTCTCCCGCAATGCGATTCGTCACCCGGGCTTCGTGCCTGCCGTAGAACTTCAAGTCGCCAAGAGTTAAGCCATGGAGCCAAATAACACCGTCACCCTGAGCGCTGGCGGGCACGACTACGCCGGTTGGAAAGACGTGAACATCAGCGCTGGCCTGGAGCGGCAAGCGCGTGATTTCACCGTTTCGATCACCTGGAAGTGGCCGAATGGTGGTGATGTGCCGGTGCGTATTCGTCAGGGTGAGGAAGTCGAAGTGCGCATTGGAGAAGACCTGCTGCTGACCGGCTACGTGTTCAGCACGCCGATCCGCTATGACGGCACGTCCATTACCCTGAGCATTTCGGGGCGTTCGAAAACTGCCGACCTGGTGGACTGCGCGGCGATCAACTCGCCGGGCCAGTGGCGAGGCCAGAGCGTACAGAAGATCGTTGAAGCCTTGGCCGGCGAATACGGCATCAAAGTAGTCAACGAGGCCACGGTAACGCTTGGGTTGGATGATCACACCATCGAGCCCGGCGAAACCGCATTCGAGAGTATCGACCGGTTGCTGACGCTTTCCCGACTGTTCAGTACTGACGACGGCCGTGGCCGTCTGGTGATCGCCACCCCGGGCACGGCCGGACGTGCGGTCGATGCGCTGGAGCTGGGTAAGAACATCCTCACTAGTGATGCTGCCCTGGATTTCTCCAACGTATTTTCCGAATACATCACCCGGGGTCAGCGCAGCGGTACCGACATTTCATTCGGTATCGCGGCATCCGAGGTGGAGGCGCGTCTAGCAGATGATCGCGTGACCCGTCGCCGGGTCAAGGTCATTCACCAGTCCGGGCAAATGACCACCAAGATGGCGCGTGACCGCGTGCAGTGGGAGCGGGCCAATGCCCTAAGCAAGGCCATGGCAATCAACTACACGGTCCAGGGTTGGCGGCAGAGCAGTGGTGAATTGTGGCGGCACAACATGATCGTGCGGGTCATTGATCCGCTGATCGGGCTGGACCGCGACATGCTGATCAGTGAAATCACCTACGAGCTGGGCGAGCCGGGCACCTTTACCCGGATGACCGTTGCCCCGCCGGATGGCTTCCTACCCGAGCCGAACGACGCCTACGAGAGCCGCAAGCTCAAGAAGGGCAAGAAGACCGACAACTTCGAATACCTCATTCCTGCGGACTACAAGCCATGAGAACCCCCCTAGCGAGCGTGTTGGCTCGCGGCGTGGTCGTGCTGGCCAACTCGGCGCGCAAGCTACAGAGCCTGCAGCTGCGCATCACGGCCGGGGAAGTCAAAGACGACATCGAGCACTTGGAGCCCTATGGCTACACATCCTGCCCCAAGGACGGCGCCGAAGCCCTGGTGGGCTTTTTCGGTGATCGAAGCCACGGCGTGGTGATCATGGTGGCCGACCGGCGCTTTCGCCTGCAGGCGCTCAAGCCTGGCGAAGTGGCCCTGTACACCGATGAAGGCGACTACCTGCAGTTTAAGCGCGGTCGCGTGATCGAGGTCAAAACCGCGACGTTCAAGGTCGAGGCGAGCGAGTCGGTCGACTTCAACACCCCGGTCATCCGCACCACCGGCCGGATTGAATCGGCTGGCGACCAGGTGGCCGCCGGCATCAGCCAGATCGAGCATGTGCACGATGGCGTGCTGAACGGCGAAGGCAGCACCAACAAGCCGGTAGGGGGTGGGGCATGAGTCGTGAAGCACTGCTGCGCCGGGCAGTGACCATCAGTCTGTTCACTTGGCGCCGCGCCGGTGCCGACGACGTGCTGGACGATGGCGACCGTAAGGGGTGGTGGGGCGACAGCGTTCCCACGACGCCGGGCGATCAGATCGGCTCGTGGCTCTGGCTGCTGCAGCGGCGAACCATCACCCCGGACACCCTGCGGGATGCGCAGGGGTATGCAGAAGAGGCGCTGCGCTGGATGACTGACGATGAAATCGTTACGGCGGTTACGGTCGCAGTCGAGCGGCAAGACATTAATCGGGTCAACCTGCAGGTGCTCCTTACCGAGTCGAACGGCGAAACCTTGCAGCTGGCCTTTGAGGACATTTGGAGCCTGATCAATGCCGTATGAAATTCCAACGTTGCCGGCGCTGATCACCCGGACAGAGGCCGACTTTGAGCGCAACGCGCCCGATGCCTTGCGCCGATCCGATGCCAAGGTGGCTGCCCGAGCGCTCAGTGGTGCAGCGTTCCAGTTGTTCGGCTACCAGAGCTGGGTGGCACACCAGGCGCACCCGGCAACATGCGATGAAGACATGCTATTGCTGTGGGCTGACTGGCGGCTGGAGGGTGGCCGCAAGAGCGCCGTAGCCGCCAGCGGTCTAGCGGGCGCCACAGGGGCCAGTGGCGCGCTGATCGACGCCGATACCGTGTATCAGGCTGATGACGGGCGCCGCTATCTCGTACGCGAGGCAGCAACGCTGGTGTCGGGCGTGGCCCAGGTGCAGCTGGTCGCCGAGTTGGTCGGTACTGCTGGCAACATTGAGGGCGGCACCCTGACGGCAGTGGTGCCAGTGCTGGGTGTCAATGCGACGCTGAGCATCGGCGCCGATGGGATCAGCGGTGGCACCGAGCAAGAAAGCATTGATTCGCTGCGTGCTAGGGTCCGTGCTGCATTTAAAAACCCCAGTAAGGTCGGTAATGCCGAGGACTTCGAAGAGTGGGCGCTTGAAGTGCCGGGGGTGACCCGTGCCTGGGGGCTGTCGCGATGGATGGGGCCGGGCACCTTTGGATTGGCATTTGTGCGTGACGGCGACGCCGATATCATTCCGAGCGATGCGCAGGTGGCATTGGTGCAAGCCTATCTGGATCGCAAACGGCCGGTTACCAGTGAAATCTACGTCTTCGCCCCGCAGCGCCTGGCGCTGGATGTGCAGCTCAAGGTGGTGCCGGATACCACGGTGGTGCGCCAAGCCGTACAGAAAGCGCTGGTCGACCTGATCGCGGACCAGGGTGGGGCTGATTCGGTGATACCTATTAGCCACATTCGTGCAGCCATCAGTAATGCCCCTGGCGAAATTGACCACCACCTGGAGTCGCCAACGGTGGACGTGGTGGTCGCCAAGAATCAGGTGGCCGAGCTTGGGGGCATCACATGGCTATGACCGTTGACGATTACCGCGAGCAGTTACGGCAGTTGCTGCCGGCAGGGCCGGCCTTCGATCCGGAGTTGCAGCCGGATTGGGCGCAGATGCTGGCCAGCCTTGCTCCGGAGCTGGCTCGGGTGGACGAAGCGCTGGATGGTCTGCAGCGAGAAATGAACCCGGCCACCGTCGTGGCCTTGCTGCCCGACTGGGAAAACTACCTGGGGTTACCCGACGCCTGCGTGGTGCCAGGGTCGCAGAGTTTTGAGCAGCGCGGCCAAGCTGTGCTGGATAAGTTGACTGCCACGGGTGCCCCGCAGTTGGGCTATTACCGCAAGCTGGGCGAGCAGTCCGGCTTGCCGATCTTCATTGAAGAGTTCCGACCGGCGCGCGTGGGGCCAATCTGCGTGGGTGACTTTCTCTACGGGCCTGATTGGCTGTGGGCCTGGCGGGCGGCGGCACCTGTGGACGGCTACGGCACCGATGAGGCTGCCGAGTTGGACTGCCGTCTGCAGCATCAGGCCCCGGCCTACACCGATGTGGTGCTGAGTTTCGGGCGTGACCAAGTAGAAACCCTGGCCACGCAGGTGGACCAGATATTCAACGCCGTTCATTACGTTTTGCCCGCTGCGATGGGTGGGTTTGAGGTCTAGGCATGCAGAGAATTTCCAGTTGGACAGACCTGGTGGCGACGCTGGGGCGCTTCCGCTATGGCGCCGTGCGCGACGGTGTCGCGCCTACACCGCTCAAGGCTGAGTGGTTGAATATGGTTCAGGAGGAAATCGCCAACGTCATCGAGGGGGCCGGGGTAGAGCTGAGCAAAGACAAAGATGATCAATTGTGGCAAGTGTTAAGGGGGCTGTTTGATCGTTATCTGCCGCTAACGGGCGGCGTCCTGACCGGGCCGCTGGTCACGACAAAGGGCATACGTTCGGCTAAGGGGCTCCCCTCAGGCCAGGACGCTGGACGAGTGGGGTATGCCTTTTCGAGTGATGGCGACACTGGGCTTTTCACCGATGGTGGTGATGAAATCGCCGGCTCTGACCTCGTGCTTATGATCGATAACATTGAAGTGGCGCGATTCAGCGCTGCCCAAGGGTTATCACTGCGCGGCGGGCTGGACGTGGGCGGGGGGGTGTCTTTCAACGCCGTCAGCATGTTGGATGTGATTTACCCGGTGGGATCTATCTACATGAACGCCACCAACGGTGCGAACCCTGCGCTGATCTTCGGCGTCGGCACTTGGGAAGCCCTGGCACCCGGGCGCATCCTGCTGGGCGTCGGTTCAGGTACTGACGCCCGTGGTCAGGTGGTGAATTACGCAGCAATGGAAACGGGCGGTGAGTACTCGCATCTCTTGACCCTCGATGAAGTGCCGGAGCACAACCACACGACTCCGCAGGGGCATGCCAGCCAGGGCGTTATCTCTACCGGGTCGTATGCATCGGGTGATGACATGACCAATTCAACGGCCACCACAACGCCGGTGCCGCTCTCGGGCAGCGCGGGCGGTGGGCAGGCGCACAACAACATGCCGCCCTATTTGGCGGTGCACATGTGGCGACGCATCGAATGACCATACCAACTGAAGTACAACCCGCTGAGGCGGGTTTTTTTGTGCCCGGAGAAACTGAATGACTGATATCCAATCGCTTGAACAGTACGGAGGCCAGCTGTCCGAAGCGGCAGCAAAATCCAAGAGTGCGTCGGAGCTGCAGCATGTCTATGTCAACGGCGGTGTCGATACGGACGTGTTGACGGAATCGGGGCCTGTGCCCTGCATAGCCAAGCAGGCGCGGCTCTACCTGGATACGTTGCCCGATGCGGCGGCTGATTTGAGTAAGGCAGTTGCCAATGGCCGGGTTTACACCACCGTAGCTGAGGGGCTGGCATCACCCACTGTCGCTAACGGTGCTCAGTTCTGGGTGCGGCAGACCGCGCCCCTCACAGGACAAGACCTATACAGGCGCTCAGGTTCCATCGCGGTCTTCGAGGGCGTCAGCATTGCTGGCTCTGGCGAGGTTAAATCCGTGGATGCGCGCTTGACCGCGACCGGTATTACCCAGGTGCCAAAGGGGCCGTTGCGCAACCTGTGGGGCTTGCAACTTGGGGCGCGTATGCCTCTACGGGTGGACGAGTACGGCAACAGCCACTTGAGTCTGTCCGTCGGTGACATGCAGCGTAAGGTGCCGTCATCGCCGAACAGCCCGCGTGCCGCAGGCGAAATGGGCCTGACCATCGGCGACAAGCTATTGGCTAATCCGGCGCACATTGCCCGAGCCATGAAACGCCCTCGCGGCCCGCAGCTGGATGTGCCGTTATTAATAACTGCAGGACAGCGGGTCATCCTACAAATGGGCCAGGCCGTTACCGGTTCAGACACGGCAGTGGCAAGCAAGGCGCAAGTGCGGGAGGCACAGCAAGAGTTCCGCGCCTGGGATGATGTTTCGTGGATGACCCGTGAGGTTGTCAGTGACGGCAAGACTCGCGTGCAGGTGCACGACGGGCTAGTGTGGCGCGACCTGTTTCCTGGTGGCGATGGGTTTAACGACGCAGCGCCCGCGGCGACAGGCAGTACCGTGCGCTTCTTGAGCGACCGTACGACGGGTGCTGGTGGCGCCCTGACCCCGCATGCCAAGTTGAAGTCGGGCGAGCTGATTGCTGAAGCTCCGGTGCTGTGGCACCGTCAAGGCACCGGCCAATCGCTGTCACTGGGCAGTCGTGGCTTCATGATCGGCGCCAATGGCCTGCCGCTGTTTGAAGAAGGTGTTTTCGGCGAAGTATTCAGCAAGGCGCCATCGCCGTTTAAGAATCGTTGCTTGGCGTTCAAGGGGTATGGCGCTCGCGGCTATTACGGTGTCGGCGGGGCGGTCCCAGTCAGTGCCTACACCGATTTCGAACCGCTGCAAGAACGCTTCGAAGGTGGCCTGCTGGGTGAAACGCCCATGTCGGGCTTTGCCAATGGCATGAACCGCTACCTGAACGAGCGCGGCACCGGCATACGCTACTTGTGCTCCATCGCCGGCGTGGGCGGCCAGCCCTATTCGAGCTTGAAAAAGGGCACCGCCACTTTCACCACCCTGGTCAATATGATGACAGCGGCCCGGCAGATCGCGCAGGCGCGCGGCATGATCTACCGTGTGGCGCCACTGAGCATCACCCACGGTGAATCTGAGCCGGTTGGTACCACGCAGGCGGCCTATGCAGCATCGATGCGCGAATGGGTCAGCGACTATCAGGCAGCGGTTACCGCTATGGATGCTGGGATCCCATTGCCTTGGTGCTACCTGTCGCAGATGAACCGTGGGGCCGCCTCGATGAACTTCGTGTCGCTGGCCCAACTGCAGATGCACGAAACCGATCCGCAGTTCGTTCTGGTAGCCCCGAAGTACCAGTACCGCTACCACGACACCTGGCACCCGTACGCCGAAGCGTACGTGAAGATTGGCGAATACGAGTACCGCGCCGAACGCTTCCGTCTACGCGGCCAAAAGCTGGACTGCCTACGGCCTCTGTCGGTGGTATGTAGCGGGTCGACGTTGACCGTGACATTCAGCAATACCCCGGCCGGCGATGAGCTGACTGCAGGGCCGGTGGGCGCGCTACAGATCAACGCGGCGGCCGCTAACCCAGGCAACTACGGGTTTGCCCTGACCGATACGGCGGTGTTGATCAACTCGGTGATGCTGCTGGCCACCGGCAACCAGATTCAATTCAACCTCAGTGCCACGCCGGCGGTCGGCTCTTCGCTGAACTATGCGCTGGCAAACACCACCGCCAGCCGTGGCTGCATCACCGACACCGACAACCGTGACATTTCTGCTTTCGATGGCAAGCCATTGCATAACTGGCTCGTTGCATTCAGCAAACCTATCTCTTTCGTTTAAGGACAATCACCATGACCGTACGTCAAATTATTCAGCTGGCCGGTACCCTCGACATTCCCGGTCTGCCACAGCTCGATGTCACCCAGGATGAAATCAGCATCGCCAACCTGACCCCGTTGAAGCTGTGGGCGGCAACTGCTGGCTGGGGCGCAAGCGCCGATGATCTCGGTTTCGAAGATCGCGTTACGGGTAACAAAATCCCCTTGAATGGCTCGGCCACCTCGTCGCGTTTGGTTGGCGCGTTCGACGGCTCGCAGGCGCTGTCCCAGGGTACTGCCGGCGCTGTACTCAAAGATGACAGTTTCAGCACGGCCGGGTCTTTCACTATCGCCATGAACCTCTGCGCGATCAACGATGAACTGACCTGTGCGCCTGCCAGCAGTTCGGTGTTGCCTGGATCTGGGCAAAGCTACTGGTTCCTGGCGTCCTCGGCTGGCAAGTTCCGCATTGGTACCACCAGCCTGTCCACCCAGTTTGCCGACTACCTTGGCCCTCTGTTGAGCCGCACCGCATGGCTGCGCTTGATCCTCAAGTACGACCGCGCGGTCGGTACCATGACGCTGTACGTCAATGGGGTGCAGCAAGCCAAGCTGACCAATGATGCGTTGAAGACTCTAAGCCTTGCTCCAGGCCTGGTTATGGGGGGCCTGGTCACTACCACTGCAACGCCTACTTCGCCGCCTTGCTTGATGCGTTCGCCGATGGGCTTCAACAGCGCGCTGTCTGACAGCGAGCTGGCCTTGGTCGACCGCTACTTGTCCAAAACTCTCTACTAACCCTGCCAATAGGTTTCAAGCCCGCCTAGTGCGGGCTTTTTTGTACCTGGAGAAAACCGAATGCCGATTACAGAGCAGCAGCTGCTGCGCATCCTCCCCAGCGCCGGCCGTAAAGCCGGCGTTTTTGTTCCTGGCCTCAACGCAACCATGGGCAAGTACGCCATCATCACGCGCCTGCGCATGGCCGCGTTCCTTGCCCAGGTGGGGCATGAGTCGGGCCAACTGCAGTACGTGCGTGAGCTTGGCAATGACAAGTACCTGTCGAAGTACGATACCGGCCGTCTGGCCCAGCGCTTGGGCAATACGCCTGCTGCAGACGGCGATGGCCAATTCTATCGGGGCCGTGGGCTCATTCAGGTCACGGGTCGGTTCAACTACGAAGCCTGTAGCGAGGCCCTGTTCGGTGACAGCCGGCTACTCAACACCCCGGATCTGCTCGAGCAGCCTGTCTATGCATCCCTGTCGGCCGGCTGGTACTGGCAGAAGGAAGGCCTGAACAGCTTGGCCGACAAGGGTGACATCTTGGCCATCACGAAGCGTATCAACGGCGGTACCAACGGCCTGGAAGAACGCAAGGCCTTCTATGAACGAGCGCTTGAGGTGCTGCAGTGAATGCATGGGCCACCCGCCTGGTCGCCGTAGCGCTGCTGTTGGTCGCCAGCGCTGGCGGCGCCCGGGCAGCCTGGGTGTGGCAGGCCAACGCCTACAAGGCGCAGCTCGCTGATCAGGCCGGTGACTTCGGCAAGCAGTTGGCGGAGAAGGATCGCGCACACGGCCTGGAGCGGGAGAAGGCGGCGGCAGCAGCGCTTGATCAACTGGCTGAACAACAAGAGGCGCGGCGCGCCCTGGAAGCCCGCCTGCAGGGCCAGGCACAAACGCATTGGAAGGAGATGGAAGATGCTCAACAAACTCAAGCTCGCCTGCGTGACCGGCTTGCTACCTCTGATCTGCGGCTGTCAGTCCTTGTCGACGCCGGAGCGTTCGCCGCCTCGGGTTGTGACAGTGGGGTGCGAGAAGCCACCGGCACCGGAAGCGTGGTTCATGGCGCCGTACGCGCCCAGCTTGACCAGGCGCATTCTCGACGAATTATCGCCATCACCGATGAAGGAGACAGAGGATTAATCGCCCTCAGGGCTTGCCAAGCGTATATCCGCGAGAGCCGATTTTAGACCGTTTGCTAAAAGCTTATATTGATGAGTTTTTCTAGCAATGAGGCGGTAATTCGTGTGGCCGGTCTAGTGCTGGTCGGAGCTGCTGCTCATGAGGTAGCATTCTCCGTCTACGCCTCAGGGCTTTATCGCGAAAGGGATTTGATTCATGCACTTGTTCAAATATTTGCGGCCGGAAAGAGTCGATGTGCTCGAGGCTAGAGTTCTAGCATATTCTAAGCCTTCTCGATTTAATGATCCCTTCGATTGTTTGCCTAGCTTCATTGATAGTAATGAATTAAATCCGGTGGGGGCCCGTAAATATTTTGTTCAGGCTAGGCCGCAAGATTTGCATCTTCCGCATTTGAAGGAGGCCTTTTTGGATCATGTGCGGCGTTCGATCGCTGCAGACCCGTCCTTTACCCTGAGTTCAATCTCACTAATTGATCCAGATCCTAATGGTCATTACATAGAGCATGCAAGAGGGTATCGCGCAGCCTTAGAGTCACATTTGCAGGACTCAGTTGTGGCTCTATCGCTTTCCGAAGAAGTTAATAGCCTTTTGATGTGGGCTCATTACGCTGCAGATCATACTGGGTTTGTGGTCGGATTTGACGCTGGTCATACGTTCTTTAATACTGTCGCTGTCAATTCCTATGGGCCGGGTTCGCTTAATAAGATAGTGTATTCTGAGTGCCGCCCGTCCGGAATTGCTGGGGCTATGAGCGTCGAAAGCGCCTATCTCACTAAAGGAATAGAATGGGGGTATGAGAAGGAGTGGCGTATCTTGCAGAAGGCGAACAATGCTAGTTCTGTAATAGAAACACCGATCGGCGATGTCCATCTTTTTGAGTTTCCCTCGGATGCCGTAACTGCGGTTGTCATAGGTGCACGGGCTACTGAAAGTACGCGGTCACGTATAGAGAGTGTTCTAAGG